TGAGACAACGCTGGCGAGAAGTGGCAACAGAATTGGGCAAAGATAAGCCAGCAACCGTCAGCGCAGTGCTGGAGTGGTTTGATGACTTTTTTGGGCACATCAACAAATCCAAGTTTTTGGTCGGCAAGGTGAACAACAAAGACGGGCGAGCCTTTACCGCCGATTTAGAGTGGATTTTAAAACCCAGCAACTTTGCAAAAATCGTGGAAGGAAAATATCATGGCGCTCACTAATTTTAAAAAAGAGGAAATCCCCGCGGGAAAATCAGATCTGCTGTGCAGCGTGGACGGTTGCAACAGCCGCTGGAGCGTGCGTTTGGATGGGCATTTGCCAAAGTGCAGCTTTCATCAATGGCAGCAGCCAAAGCATGGCAACACGAAAACCTACCAGAAATATCTGGCAGACAAGGACAGTCCTGGCCTGCCGCCCGTTAGCACTTGGTACAACAAGGAGCCGTGGTGAATTATTTTGACGCTCATAAATTGTTAGACGAAGTGCGCGATGGACACAATCACACCTTTGACGACATTACCAAAGCACTTAGCTTGGTTGGAGACATTGACCCAGACCTATGCACAGATGGCACTAGCTGGTGGCGACCTAGCGCAAAAAGCTGGCAGGCGAGATTACCTGGTGCAACGGTTTCAACAACTGGAACAGGATTTTCCAGGCATCACAGCGATGATACTTGCCAAGATTAAGGCATTGAAATGATGCAAATCTGCTTTGAAGTGCCAGGCCAACCCCGCGGGAAGGGCAGACCACGCTTTGCAAGACGAGGCAACTTTGTCAAAACCTACACCGATGCAGCCACCGCCAGCTACGAAGACCAGATCAGGTTTTATGCTTTGCAAGCAATGGGCAGCAGCGAACCGCTTAAAACGGCGCTAGAGGCTTTTATTTACGTCAGGCTACCTGTGCCACAGTCCTATTCTAAAAAGCGCACTGAGGCCTGTTTAAGTGGCTTAGAGAGGCCATGTAAGAAACCAGACCTGGACAATGTTGTGAAATCTTTTATGGATGGCATGAACGGCATCGTCTATGAAGATGATGACCAGGTGGTGGATTTGCACTCAACTAAACGCTACGCAATAAATGCTGGCGTAGACATTGTAATCAAGGAAATAATATGAACGAAACCTTAGAAGTCAGAGCGTTAAAAGCACTTGTTAATAAATTAGACGAAAAAGTTATTTGTCTTGTAAAAGAAATTGAACGAAATGATGATAAGTTAACTACAGAAAGCACTAGAACAAATACGCTTATTAAAATATTGCAAAATGAGCTGCCCAAAAGTGCAAGGTTAATTATTGAAAAAGCAGTGCTTGAATTAAACGAACAAGGCGATATTAAATGTGATCTTTTAAAATATTATGATGAGACTTACGAGGAATAACATGATAGAACGTAAACTTGATGCAACAGGAAATTACCATTATTATGTTTGCACGCTCTGTAATTGGGCTTACACTGGATTGCACGAAGCAAATAAACACGCTTTATGTTGTGGATATAAAGAACCGCAGCAGCCAGCATTTCAAAGCATTTCCAGAAAACCGCAGGTGCAAAAGAAATGAAGATTGCAGTCTGGGAGCCTGTTCAGGCCCACAAAGAAATAATGACAGTGATCTGGCCTACGCTGAAATCCATGTTGATGGCTGGTCACAAGATGACAATTGAGATCAAGCAAAGCCGCCGCAGCACCGAGCAGAATGCCATGTTTCACAGTTTGATTGGCAAAATCAGCAAGCAGATGGCCACAGCAGGCAGCAACTGGACAGCAGACGACTGGAAACGATTGCTAGTTGACCAGTGGGCGCACGACACCGACAGGAAAATCGGCAAGGTCTGCCCCAGCCTAGACGGGGAACGAATTGTCCAGCTTGGCCTACAAAGCCACAAGTTTACTACCAGCGAGAGCAGCGAGTTTATAGAATTCCTGCTGGCCTGGGCAGCGCAAAAAGGCATTGATGTTTCCTAAACACGCCTACGTCAGAAACAAAGCCCTGCTCAAACGGGTTGCCCTGCTAAACTGCCAGCATTGCGGTAGCGGGGAAATGGTGCAGGCAGCACACACAAACTGGGGTGGCGGCAAAGGCCGTGGCGTCAAGGCAGACGACAACCTGGTGGCGGCTTTGTGCCTGAGTTGCCATTATGAGATTGACCAAGGGTCCAAATGGTCAAAGGCAGAAAGACAGCAGGTATGGGAAGAAGCACATTCCAAAACCATCCAGTTATTGATAAACAATAAACAATGGCCAGTTGACACACCAATACCAACAAATGCAAAATAGATGCGCTGACAAAGCAGTTGCCAGCCTTTGGGTTGGCTTGTCCAGCCCTTTTTTTTGGAGAATAAATGAATCCAGCCGATAAAGTAGAAAAATGGGCAATCGACAAACTGGTGCCCTACGCACGCAATGCCAGGACGCACTCGGACGAGCAGGTCGGCCAGATTGCGGCCAGCATCAAGGAATGGGGATGGACCACTCCGATCTTGGTGGATGAGACCGGCAGCATCATTGCTGGGCACGGGCGCACGTTGGCCGCACAGCGCCTCCAAATGACCGAGGTGCCAGTGATGGTGGCCAAGGGCTGGTCAGACGCTAAGAAACGGGCTTACGTGCTGGCCGACAATAAGCTGGCGCTGAATGCTGGGTGGGACAATGAGATGCTGCGGCTTGAATTGGGCGAGCTTCAAGACATGGACTTTGATCTTGACCTGACTGGATTTACAGCCGAGGAGATTGCAGCATTCCAATTTGACGATGATGCCAAAGCAGAAATGCCAGAACTAAGAGATGGCGACAAAGAACCATTCCAACAAAAAACATTTACCCTACACGACGAGCAGGCCGAAGTGGTAGAAAATGCAATCACTTTGGCACGCACAAACCCATTGGCAGACACGGGCCTAAACGAAAATACCAATGGCAACGCACTGGCGCTCATTTGCGGAGAATGGCTGGAAGGGCGAAATGGCGTGCGCTAAAGACATTATCGTCAAGCCAATTACAGCCCAGGCAGCTAATGCCGTGGTGAAGCGCATTCATTACAGCGGTAAGGTAGTGCCAAACAGCCAGCTTCATTTTGGCGTTTATATTGGTGAAAAATTAGAAGGCGCTATGTCCTTTGGCCCTAGTATGGATAAAAGGAAAACGCTTGGCTTGGTCAAAAATACTGGATGGAATGGATTTCTTGAATTAAACCGAATGGCATTTAGCGAAATGCTGCCGCGCAACAGCGAAAGCCGCGCAATGGCAGTGGCATTCAAATTGATTCGCAAGCATTACCCACACATCGAATGGATTATTTCATTCAGCGATGGCACGCAATGCGGTGATGGCGCTATTTATAGGGCGGCTGGATTCAATCTGTGCGGCATTAAAGAAAACAAAACTATTTTGCTGATGCCAAGCGGCGAAGTAATTGCAGACAAAACGCTCAATAATTCGAACTACATTAAAAAGGGTGAAAGTGCGGGATATTGGAAAAAGAATGGGGCTAAACCATTGGAGGGCTTTCAGCTTCGATACATCTATTTCCTTAATCATGAAGCCCGTGAACGATTAACCGTGCCTGTGCTACCATTCTCAAAAATCAGTGACATGGGCGCATCCATGTACAAAGGCGAAAAGATTACGCGGGTGAAGCAGGCAATGACTGGCGACCAGCCAGAACAGCGGCGGCGCGACACCGACCCACCCGCTCCAATATACGCAGAACACCAACCTTTCGCGGAGGTTACAGAATGACAAGCAAGAAACAAGCCATTGAAGAAAAACCAATACAAATAAAAGGGAAGAAGGGTGGCGCACGTTTCCCGAACGGCGGTGGAGCGCAACCAGGCGCAGGCAGACCCGAGTTTGAACCCACCGATGCCGAGCGCAAACAGGTGGAAGCCCTCAGCGGCTATGGCCTGCCGATTGAGCAGATTGCAGTGCTGGTTCGTAATGGCATCCACGTTGACACGCTCCGCGCTCACTTTAGCACCGAGCTGGTGTCCGGCAAGGCCAAGGCCAATGGGCAGGTCGGCAAGACGCTGTTCCAAAAGGTCATGGCAGGCGACACCACCGCGGCGATCTGGTGGAGCAAGACCCAGATGCGATGGGCAGAAACCCAAAAGCATGAGCTGACCGGCGCAGACGGTGCCCCGCTGGAATTTGCCAAGATCGAGCGCGTGATCGTCAAGAATGGGTAAAACCCTGCAACTCCAGACCCCCGAGTGGGCGCTGCCGTTACTCAGCCCCAGCCGCTACAAAGGCGCATGGGGTGGCCGAGGAAGCGGCAAGAGCCACATGATGGCCGAGCTTATGGTTGAGGCGCACATCATTGACCAGAAGCGGCGCAGCGTCTGCGTGCGTGAAATCCAGAAGTCCCTCAATCAATCCGTCAAGCGGCTGCTGGAGACCAAGATTGAGGCGATGAATGCCGGTGCCTATTTCGAAGTCCAGGATGCCGTTATTAAGTCCAGGAAGGCC